CAAAATATAATGCTACAGAAGCAAGGCGCAAAATAGGATATAAAACTACGCCTAGTAAAGCTAATAGCAAAGGATTTACCTCATTAGCGCGTATAGAAAATAAAAGCGCGGCAGGTGCAATTTACGAAATAGCCGGGCGCTCTACTGCTAGCGCAAGTCAAAAAAATATGAGCTTAAACCCTAACGCTAGGCAACAATTTATAGATGCGCTTAATGGCACAGGCAGACTAGTAGATGCCAATAACCAGACAGGTGCAGCTAAAAGAGGGCGCAACCTAAAAGGCCGCGCTTTGTACCGCGCCTGGGCTGAGGATGGCGGCAAAACTAATGCAGCTGTGTTAAAGGCGCTAGAGGTTACAAAACAGATATTTAATAGGTCTATGAAAGCGGTAAAATAATGGCTGTAGATCCGCAAGTAGTAGTAAATATAGCCTCTGAGTTTACAGGCAAAAAAGCGTTTAAGGAAGCCGAAACTGCTACTACAAAACTTAGTAAAGGCGTAAAAACTTTAGCTAAAAGTCTAGGTTTGGCATTTAGCGTAGGCGCTGTAGTTAGATTTGGTAAGCAAAGTGTAAAAGCATTTAGCGATAGCCAAAAAGAAGCTAAACTATTAGCAACGCAACTAAACGCAGTTAATCTAGGTTTTGCATCACCGTTTATAGGGCAATTTATAGACAAATTAGCCTTAGCTACTGGCAAGGCAGGCGGCGATTTAACAAATGCTTTCGTATCATTATCACAAGCCACCGGTGATGCCAGTACAGCGCAAGCATTATTGCAGACCGCGCTAGATGTAAGTCTAGGCACAGGCAAAGATTTACAGACGGTAAGTAATGCGCTAGCACGGGCGTACAAAGGCGAAACTACAGCGCTAGCAAAACTACGCATAGGATTTACTACAGCTGAGTTAAAAGGTAAAAAGTTTGATGAGGTACTAAATACTCTAAACAATAATTTTAAGGGTGCAGCCGCTAACGCAGTAGACACATACGCAGGCAAGATGGCTAGGTTATCTGAGGCTGTAGATATGGCTAAAGAAAAGCTAGGAGAAGGTTTAGTAAGCGGTCTTGATGATGCCAGCATAAGCATAGATGATTTACAGGTAAAAATTATCAATTTAGGAGAAGCGCTAGGCAAGACAGCGGCAGGATCTGTAAGTTTTGCAGATAAAATTATTAGCCAATTTCAACGCATACAAGATAGCAGCGCTGCTCAGGGTTTATTAAATATCTTTGAGGCATTAGTTAGAGGCGTAGGCTTTATAGTTACCGGCGAGCTTGTGCCTACAATGGATCAAGCAAGCGCCAGGCTAGCAGGTAAAGAATCATTAAAAGAGCAAGAACGCGGCAAAGCGCGGCTTAGAGCTGCCAAGGCCTTAGGCAAAGCAGAAAAAGATAACGCGGCTAATAAATTAAAAAATGAAAAAAAGATAACAGATGAGAAGGCAATACAAGCAAAACTAGACAAAGCTGCCCTAGCACTTGGCAAGGGTACAGATGTATTTGACCTGGATAAAATACAGGTTGCAGCGGCGCTAGCAGCCAAACAGGATGAAATAAACAAGCTAGGTGCAGCTGCGACAGATCAACAAAAACTAAGCCTAGCTAATGACCTTGTACGCTTAACGCTAAAAAAAGATATGGCGGCGCTAGAGGATGCTATAGCTGCTAAAGATGTAGTAGCTGCAACGGCTTTAGCTAAAAAGATAAACCTTAATTTAGCAATACTAGGCGCGTTGCAGGCGCAAGATTTTAAGCTACAAGATATAAACGCCATATTAGAAAAGTTTAAGCCTAAAGCGCTTATAGACCTACAAAACCTAAACGAAGCGCTAGCTTTGTTAATGCAAATGGCAGGGCTTAAAATTAACCCATTAGGAATAGGTGCAGGTGGCGGTGCTGGTGGCGGCGGCGGCGGTGGCGGTGGTGGTGGCGGCGGCGGCGGTGGCGGCGGCGGTGGCGGCGGTGGTGGTGATGGCGGTGCTATTGCAACTTTATTAGCCCTAAGAGCAACTACAGATCCTGGCACAGGTATTAACTTTTTACTTAAAGAGCATATAGACACATTACTAGCGCAACCTTTTATGGACAGTACGCTAGGTGATGAGCAGTTGCGATTAGCACAAATGCGTTTAATGGAAAGGCCTGGCATAGGACCAGATTCTGGCTTTGACCCTGCCCGTTTTAGGATGGGCGATAACTACATAACAGTAAACGCAGGCGTAGTAGGTAGCGAGGACACAATAGCGCTAGCTGTACAAAAAGCCATATTAGACTTAGAGCGTAAAGGTGACCCGTTGCGTTACACCGGTGGGCTATGACCCTACCCGTAATAAACGCGGTAATTAACTTTAGCACCGGGCCTAGTTTTGCCCAGGCTATGATTTTAGATCAGGGTTTACTAGATACAAATGTATTAGCCGATAGCGCGGCAGTAATTGTAGATGTGTCTAATGTAGTAGATACAATACAAACCAATAGAGGCCGTAACCCACAAGCCGACCAATTCCAAACAGGTACGCTAACTATGCGTATCGTTGACCAAAACGGCGATTTTAACCCACAAAATACTAGCGGCCCTTATTATGGCTTGCTAGACCCTATGCGTAAAGTGCAGATAACAGCTACTTACGCTAGTACTACCTACCCTATCTTTAGCGGTTTTATTACTAGCTACACTACTACTACACCTAAAAACGCAGATGAGGTTACTTATACCACTATTACGGCGGTAGATGCGTTTAGACTTGCCCAAAATGCACAGATAGCAACGGTAGCAGGGGCAACCGCTGGAGATTTAAGCGGTACGCGTGTTAATCAAATATTAGATCAAATAGGCTGGCCTAGCTCTATGCGTGACGTAGATGCAGGGTTAACTACAATGCAGGCAGACCCCGGCACAGCGCGCACTAGCCTTGCAGCCCTTAACACAGTAACCCTAAGTGAGTACGGGGCTTTTTATGTAGATGCTACAGGCTCATTTGTCTTTCAAGATAGAAACGTGACCACGGCTAGCATAGGCGGCACACCTACCGTGTTTAACGATAACGGCACGGCTATAGGCTATTTTAACGCTGTTTGGCGCTTAGATGATACGTTGGTATTTAACGCGGCTAGCATTACCCGTACAGGCGGTACTACGCAGGTAGCTACAGATGCAGCCTCTATTGCCAAGTACTTTACACATAGCTATAACCAACAAAATCTACTAATGCAGACAGACGCGGTAGCCCTAGATTACGCCCAAGCCTATGTAGCTAGCCGTAAAGAAACGTCTATAAGATGTGATGCCATTACCTTAGATTTATACACAGATAACTATAATGCCGGCATAATCGCCGCCCTAGATCTAGATTTTTTTGACCCTATAACTATTACTACTAATCAGCCAGGCTCATCTACCTTAACTAAAACTTTGCAGGTGTTTGGCGTATCTATGGCAATTACGCCTAACAGTTGGAAAACGACACTAACAACACTAGAGCCGATAATAGACGGCTTTATACTAGACTCTGCTATATACGGCCTGCTAGACACAGGCGTTTTAGCCTACTAAGGGGGTAACAATGGCAGCGGGCTTAGGATTTAAGACCTTTACTACAGGTGAGGTTTTAACAGCCGCGGATACTAACGGCTATTTAATGCAAGGTATTTTAGTTTTTGCTAGTGAGGCTGCTAGAAATGCAGCTATAACGTCACCGCAAGAAGGCCAGTTTGCTTACACTAAAGATAATAATACTGTTTGGTATTACACAGGCAGCGCGTGGGCAGTAAGCGGCGCTACAGGTGATATAGACGGCATTACTACAGGCACAGACTCAGGGCTATCAGGCGGCGTTACTAGCGGCACAGCTGTACTAAGATTAAAACTAGAGTTTGATGCAGAAACAGGCACTACATATACTTTAGTAGCAGGCAACCTTAATCAGCTAGTAACTCTTAACAATGCCAGCCCAATTACATTAACTGTGCCGCCGTCTGTATTTAGCGCAGGTGATGTAATAAATATTGCTCAGATAGGCGCAGGCCAAGTAACCTTAGCGCAAGGCGCAGGGGTAACAATAACTAGCACAGGCGCAAGCGCAAGCGCACCTAAACTACGCGCACAATACAGCGCAGCTTCTATTATCTGCACCGCTTCTAATACATTTTTGGTAGTAGGAGATATAGCTTAATGACTTTATTGGGCATTATTGCTTCATCTAAATTAGGCGTTCCAAAGCCAACGGCGATAGATATATTTTCTATTGGTGCAGGCGCAGGGGGTGGCCGAGAAGGTGGCGGCGGCGGTGCTGGTGAATTAGATATTATTTCTGCACAAGCGGTAACTGCTGGTGTAAATTATGCCATTTCTATCGGTGCTGGTGGCGCAGGTGGAACGGGTGGCGGCTCTGGAGTTCAAGGTGGAAATGGAAATAACACAACATTTAATACAACAACAATTATTACTTTAGGCGGCGGCGGCGGCGGTGGAAATGCCGTTGGATTTGGAGCGGGCAAAACAGGGGGATCAGGTGGCGGTGGCGCTGGTCAATTTGTAAGCACACAAGCAGGCGGCAGCGCAAGCGGCGCTAATACAAACGCAGGTGGAAGCGGAACATATTTTAGTTCAAGTAATCGCTCATCAGGTGGCGGCGGCGGTGCAACGGCGGTAGGTGCTAATGGAGCATCAGGTCAGGCTGGCGCGGGTGGCCAAGGCTATTTATTAACTAGCATTGATAGCAATTTAACTAGCGGTAATTTTACAGCTTTAAGCGGTATGACTCGCGTTAATTCTGGCGGTGGCGGTTCATTTGAGGGAACTGGAAACGCTGGCGCTGGTGGAACTGGCGCAGGTGACGGAACAAAAACTGGCGCAGGAAATAATGCCGTTTCTTATGGCTCAGGCGGTGGCGGTGCAGGAACAGATCCTGGGGGAACTGGTAAAGCTGGAGCGCTAGTAATTAAATATGCAAGTACTTTTGCAGCAGCAGCAGCAACTACGGGCTCTCCAGAGATAGTTACGACAGGCGGTTATAGATATTATTTCTTTACTGGAACAGGAAGTATTACTTTCTAATGGCACACTTCGCAGAATTAGACGATAACAATGTAGTTAAGCAAGTTGTAGTTGTAAAAAATCAAGAGCTGCTTATAGACGGCGTGGAGGTTGAGTCTAAAGGTCAAGAGTTTTTATCTAACTTGCTTGGTGGTATTTGGGTACAAACGTCAATTAACAATAACATACGCAAGCAATACGCTAGCGTAGGTTATACCTATGATCCTGTGGCAGATGTATTTATAGCGCCGCAGCCTTATGCATCTTGGTCGCTAGATGCTGAGCATAATTGGCAACCACCAACACCTAGACCTACAGAGGGCAGATGGTATTGGAGTGAGGCAAAGCAGGTTTGGGTAGATGCTAACTAGCTATAACGGCTGGCCTGCTAGCAAAGACCCGGCAGAGATAGGCATAGAAAATTACCCTGTACCTGGCACAAACAGAAAACTAAAATGCGCTAAAAAAGTAGCTCCATTACTTATAGGTTTTGCCGCCGAGTTCCACACACTTATAGAGCCAATAGATCAAGGTGAGTGGGATGAGTGGGGCTACGCATTTAGAGATGTAAGGGGTGTGGTCGGTAAACTCAGCTGCCATAGCAGCGGTACAGCTATAGATCTAAACGCCACTAAACACCCGCTAACTAAGCGCGGTACATTTCCAGCCGAGAAAGTGCCAATGATTAAGGCGCTATGCAAAAAATATGGTTTAGCCTGGGGCGGCGAGTGGCTGCGAGCGGATGAAATGCACTTTGAAATAGCTGTAAATGAGGCTAAAGCTGCAAAAATAATACTAAGGTTAAGCAAGGGCAAAACGCAAGGGGCAGAGCAGGTAGAACAATGAATAAAAAGAAACTAGAGGCAGCGGCCTATAGTTACGGGCGCGCGGCTTTAGCTAGCGTTGCAGCTTTGTACCTAGCAGGCATAACAGACCCTAAAGTATTGGCTAATGCTTTTATAGCCGCTTTTATTGGTCCAGTATTAAAAGCTGTACAGCCTAACGAGAAGCAATTTGGTATAGGCGCAAAGTGACTAAGGCCCTACTAGGGGCGCTGCTCTGTATAACGCCCCTAGTGGGCTGTGGTTATGACGGGTGGGTGCGCTATCCTTGCCAGAATTATGAAAACTGGCAAAAGCCCGAGTGCAACCCGCCCCAATGCGAAGCTACAGGCGTTTGTACTAAAGACCTTATTAGGATCAACGATTAAACCGGCAAGGCGGCTAAGCCCGGAGGACATACACGCCCGCTTAATCTTTTTTATAGGCGCTGTATTAGCTGTAACTTTTTTTACTATTACCTTTGGCGCTGTTTATGCCCTGGTATTTGTAACACAGCCTATAAATGCACAGAGTCCTAATGACCGTGACTTTATACAGTTGCTACAAACCCTAGCCATATTTTTAACGGGTGCGCTAGGCGGGGTGTTAGCTGGTAATGGGCTAAAGTCTAAGGCTGATAAAGACACAAAGAAAGACACGCCGCTAGAAAGCTAGCAATATGTCGCAGGCATAGGTCATACTTTTACTACACGCTGAGAGGGCTACTTAGCAGGTAGACCTAACAGCCATAACTAAAGGGGCTGTATGTTAATAGATCTAGCAGTAATTTTATTTACGGTGCTAATGGTAGGTATGTTTATGTTAGCTGCCTATCGCACAGGCTACCGCGAGGGCCACGGTGACGGTTATCTACGCGGTAAAAATATTTCTAAGGCGCTAAGAGAGGCCAATAAATGAGCAATTTCTTAGAGGGCTATGAGGATGTAAACGCCCGCATAACTAGGGCGCGGGCAGAATATCCGGGCTTGCGCCTAGTTGCATACATAGAGGATATAAGCCTAAAAGATGGCTACATATTGGTAAGAGCTGAGGCCTATAAAAACTATGATGATGAGAAGCCAAGCGCTGTAGATTATGCGTTAGAGGTTAGGTCAGACCGTGGCGTTAATGCTAATTTTTGGGTAGAGAATTGCGTTACTAGCGCTTACGGTCGCGTTATAGGCTTGCTAACTCCTGGTGGCATAGGTAGACCTACACGGCAGGATATGGACAAGGCACAGAGCGTTACAGCCCCTACAAAGTTTATTAAAACAGTAGCTACAGACCTGCCTAATGAGCCAAGCTGTAAACACGGTTTTAGGATGCTGCTAGAGGGCATAGGCAAGACAGGTGCGCCATACAAAGGCTGGATGTGCCGCGAGAAGGTCAAAGCTAATCAATGCCAGCCAATATGGATGCGTAAATATGATGCACAATGGCTTATGCCAGAGGATTACACAGAGGTAATCACAGAGGCAGGGCTAAACCTAGATCCTGTAGTTGAGCGCGAGCCTGTACCAGAAGCATTTATGAGCGATAGCGAAAAGGCAAACAATAAATGACTAAAATAACGCTAACAAAACAAGAGCAATACACTTGCCATAAAGCGGCGTTAATTAGGGCAGAAAATACCCCGGATTATTGGGATACGCGTAGCGGCGCTTATGAAGCGGCAGCATCGGGCCTTAACCTGCACGAGTTTATAGCACAAGATGCAGCAGCTACGGGTAGTGAGTGGGCAGTTGCTAAAGCTATAGGCTGCCACTTTGACCCGTATTTGATTAAGGGTAAACGCATAGCAGATGTAGGTAAAAATATAGAGGTAAAAAGCACAAAATATAACGCTGGCCATTTGATAATACAGCCAATAGATCGTGATGAGGATATAGCAGTATTTGTAATAAATAAATCGCCAGAGTACACAGTAGTAGGCTGCCTGCCTATTACTTGGGCCAAGGATGGCAAGTTTAGGCATAAAGTGCAGGCCAACTGGTGGATTCCACAAAGTTACCTATGGCCTATAGCCAATATGCCGTATCCACAAATAGCTTTAGCACAATAAAGGATGGGGTTGAAAACTATGCTTTACATAGAGGCTCAATGCCGACAATGTAAGACCGTAACGCTACAGCTAGAGCGCGTAGTGTCTGACCACCTGCCACCTAACGTTAAATGCCTACAATGCACAAGGTGCGGGCTACTGGATATAACTATGGTAGATGTGGATACTGCTAGACAGGTGCGTAATTAAGTTATCCACAGGGGCGCAAAACCTGTGGACAACACGCCCAAGCCCCGTTCAAGTTATCCACAATTTGCTCAAATGCTTGACCACCTTGCTACACTTTCTGCGCTGCAAGCGAGCCCCGAAGGGCGATAGCTC